TCATAGCGAGGCCGCGCGGGAACGAGAAGTTGAAAAGGCGTTTTTGAAACGATCAACCGGCAAATCTGATCCGTGACGCGCTTCGGCTCCATGCCTCTCCGTTAGCAAAGGCAGCACGTTTAGTGCGTTTGACTGAGCCTGCCACTCGACAGGGAGGCTCGTCATTAAATCGTTCAGCTGTAGGCTGGCTTGACGGCCATCCATGATCGCCTCAACAATCCTAGGAGCCAGCAATGTCAATCGAAGTGTCCGGCCTACGTAGGTTTCGCTGATATTTTCCGCGGCGGCGATTTCTCGGACCGTTGCATAGGAGCCTGCTTCGATCATCGCGCGCCACCGGAATGCTCGCGCGATCGCCTTGACCATAGCATTGTCGATGTGCCGGATGTTGCGCGCCAGCGTGAACTGACCGCCGTCTGGCGCCAGCACCAGCTTTCGGCCTCCGCGCTTCCGGATCGAAATCGGCACCCTCACGGTGACGGTGCGCTCGTTCTCCGTGACCGTCGGCTTCGCGCTCATGCTGCCCTCCGCTTCTCCTGCTGGATTGCGTTCAGGTCCGCGACGAGGCTCGTCAGCCCTTGCGTGCGCAGTCGGATGTCGGCGCCTTCCACGCCGATGTCGACGCGCTCGACCAGCAACTGCACGATGCGCGCCTGCTCGGCGGGGAACAGTTCGTCCCAGAGCGGGTCGAGCCGTTCCAGCGCCTCCCGGACATCAGCCTCCGTCAAACCTTCTATGGAGCGCCGCGCGACCCGCCACGTGCGGACGATGATCTCGGGCGAGCGCAAGATCCCGCGCACCTGCTCGATCACGGCGCTCTCGATCTCAGCCGCGGGCACGCGGCGAACCGCGCACGCCTCGGCGTCACGCTTCAGCACGTCGGTAGACACGTAATAGCGATAGAGCTTGCCGCCACGCCGCGTATGCGTGGGCGTCATGGCGCGCCCGGTCGGTCCGAAGATAAAACCCTTCAGCAACGCGGACGTCTGCGTCCGTGTCAGGTTCGCGCGGTGGCGAGGGCTCTGCACGATGATGCCGTGGACTTTATCCCACAGCGACTGGCTGATGATGGCCTGGTGCTCGCCCGGATATGCCGTGCCCTTGTGCACCGCTTGGCCGATGTAGACGCGGTTGTTCAGGAGCTTGTAGACGTAGCCCTTGTCGACGAGCTTGCCCCGTTTGCCGGTAATGCCTTGCGCGCGCAACTCGCGCACCAACTCGGTGGCGGAGCCGAGCTTCACGAAGCGCTCGAAGACCGTGCGGACCTTCTTCGCCTCGACCTCGTTCACGACGAGCTTGCGGTCCTTTACGTCGTAGCCGAGCGGCACGAAGCCGCCCATCCACATGCCCTTCTTACGGGACGCCGCGAACTTGTCGCGGATGCGCTCGCCGATCACCTCGCGCTCGAACTGGGCGAAGGAAAGCAGGATGTTGAGCGTCAGGCGCCCCATGGACGTTGTCGTGTTGAACGACTGCGTCACGCTGACGAAGGTGACGTTGTTGCGGTCGAACACCTCGACGAGCTTGGCGAAGTCCATCAACGCGCGGCTGAGCCGGTCGATTTTGTAGACCACCACGACGTCGACCCGGTGTGCCTCAATGTCGGCGAGCAGGCGCTGCAACCCGGGGCGCTCCAGTGTCGCGCCGGAAATGCCACCGTCATCATAACGGTCGGGCACCAGCACCCAGCCTTCGGGCTTCTGGCTCGCGATGTAGGCCTCGCAAGCCTCGCGCTGGGCATCGAGCGAGTTGAACTCCTGCTCCAGGCCCTCTTCGCTCGATTTGCGCGTATAGACTGCGCAGCGGAGCTTGCGCACGACCGGCTTCTTCATCGACCCACCCGCTGATTTTTGAGGCCGAAGAAAACGAGGCCGTTCCAGCGCGTGCCGGTGATCGCACGTGCGATGGCCGAAAGAGACTTGTAGGGACGGCCCTGGTACTCGTAGCCGTCGTCGCACACGGTGACGCAGTGCTCGATGCCCTGGTATTCGCGGATGAGCCGCGTGCCCGCGATCGGTCGATCTTTGGCCGGTTGGCGCCGCCGCTTCGGATCGCCGCCGTCCAGCTCTTCGGCGAGGTCGCGCAGGCGCCGTAGCGTTTCGGGTTTCAGCCCGCCGTATGCCAACTCCTGGATGCGGTAGGCGAGGCGGTGTTCAAGGAAGCGCCGGTTGTACGGCGGCGGTTCGGATTCGAAGAGATCGCGCCATTTCTGCTTGAGCGCGCCGATCGGCGCAGTTTTCAGGGCGGCCAGTTGGGCCAGCACGGTGTCGGTCAATCCCAGCCTCCATGCGACGTGAGACGGTCGGCATGACTGCTCTGGTGAGCGGCAGAGTCGAGCAAACTCTCTCCGCTGGCCGCAGATAAAGGACTGGACTTCCGGGCCTGGAGCCGCATGAGGCCGGCAGCCAAAATTTCGGCGATTTCGTCGAGCCGCTCGGCGGCGGACATGCGGTCGGGATGTAGGGCGTTGGTCATTTGGCCGCGGGGACCTGGTTTTCCCCAGGCTTCTACTCAGCCATGGCCACGACCGTCCCAATCCCGCCTTACCGGCGCGCGCAAATCTCGACTCTTGCGATTCTGGCGTGTTAGAACGCAACGGGAACGATTCCAATAGATTCGGAGCCGAGGGCGATGGCCAAGAATCTGAAAAAATTCGTCAATCCGCGCTTTCTCAAGGCCGTCGACTTGAGCCTACTGCGGCGCCTCTTCGACCGGCATAGCGGTCAGCTGCGGGGCTTGGACCTCGGGCTCCTTGCTCGCGATCCCGACCGGGGCAGGCAGGCGCTGCTCGATTTTTTCGCCGGGCCGGAACAGAACTACCCACGCGGACTGGTGGCGGATCTGCATCGCATTGCTGAGGTCGGCACCCGCGCCGGCATGGATATGCTCCTAGAGCGCGCCCGGGCAATGAACGTGGTGCTCGTTCCCGCGCAGGATGCCGCCGCTGCGGAGCATCGCATTGAGCCCAAGCACCTGGCGCTGCGGGCATTCCTCGATCATCTAGCTGTCTTCAATGCGGCATCCGACCTCGTCGCGTTGATGCGGCTGACCTCACTTGGCGAGTTCGCTGGGCTCGATGAGGGCGTCGAACCACGTCTCGATGAAGAAACTCGAAAAGCATTTGAGCAGGCCGCGGGGCGACTATTCGAAGCGGACTTGCATGGTAACTACTGCCGGGTCGGCTGGTACGAGGACGATGACGAGATCAAGGTCGTCGTGACGCATGGCACCCCGATCACAACAGTCCCGGTTGTGGAGGGCGGCGAGGAACGCATTATCAGTTTCACTACGACCGAGCAGGCGGTGCTGTCCTATTCTGCGTCGGCCGGCCGTCTGAAAGTTGGTGGTGTGAGCAAAGCGCGGTGCGCCGATTTCGCGGAGATGTTCGCAGCGATCATGCTGGAGCGTCCCAAGTTCTTCGCTGCTCCAGATGCTCAGGAACTTTACACGCTGAAGCCGATCGAGGCGGCGGGCTTTGGCTTTACCTTCGACCATGCCTTTGATCCAACCATCCGCCGCATTCAGATTGTCGAGGCGCAGGCCAATCGGATTACGGCCGATCCTCGATCAGGTGAGGAACGGCGCTCTTGGTCGTTGACGATGCGTGACAACAGCAACGCGCTTTTCAGACTCGGTAGCGAGGCACGCCGAATTATTTTTTCCCAGGATGGCCATTGCCTCAACCACATTGTGTTTCGGGTGCAGATTGAGCCCGAAGGAGAACGGCCTGCGCGCTTGACCGTCAAACTCAAGCCGCCCGGTTCTGCGATTTTCAAACGTGAGCGCTTCGAGGGTCAGATCATGACGCTCCTGCGGCGCAATGGGCTGTGTCGTGAGCGAGAGCATCGAAACCTTGCTGCTGCGGCTCAGTGAGGTGGGCGAACCCGCAACGCTTTGGGGCCGACAGGCCAAGCCACATTTCGGGAGCGAGTTCGAACGCCTGCTCGCACGGCGCATTCTTGTGGAGCAGGCGCCGGCGACCGACTGGCCGGTTTGCGCCTCTTGCGAATGCGGAATTGACGCACGCCCGATTCAGGCGGCCGGAGATCGTCACGTCGCGCCTTGTCCGTACGATCATCGCTGCGACGCTTCTCTCGACGACGATGATCTGCGCAGCTTTCGAATTGACGGCGCAGTCCTGATCAAAGAGATCGCTGCCGCTTCTGGCATAGGCAACGAACCAGAGCCCACCTTGCCTGGAGTCTGGCATTTTGGTCCGTTCGGGTCGAAGCGAACGATATTCGGTGCGTTTTCGATCAGCGCCGCCACGCAGCCCGGCCTGATCGTTTCAATGAAGGCGGCGGCACGCGGTCAGCCAATGGCTCTTGTTGCGCCGCCATTGCCGATGTCCGAACGGCAACAGTTCGAGCAGGCGGGAATTCATCTGGTGGCAGTCGGAGATGCCATCGGCCACAATGGCGCCGCCTGGGCGCTCGATCCATCTTGCCTTGCGCCTGAGACCGGAGTTGCGCCGCGCCTCGTCATCTGTCGGGCCGCGAAAAATGTCACGCTCGATGGCGTTACGAAGGTGCTGGCCGATCAAGGCTTCAAGTTGCTTGTTCTGTTGGCCGAACAAGCACTGAAATCCCAAGCCGTTGTAGAAAACCGCCGTATTGAAGGTCACCTCTGGGGAGCAAATGTCCATCGGATAACGTCTGAGGTTCGCGAGCCGGTGCGCGCACTCCGCGACGCGTTGGCCGCGGATAGTGCTGATCCGAAGGCGATAAGGTCTCTTATCGAGAACCGACGCAATCCAAACGGCTATCGATTGGCCCTTGCTCCTGAGGAGATCGACTTGAGGCCGTGAATTTCCCTGCTGTCGCAGACCAGTGGTCAACGTTCATTTTGCGAGGAGCGGCGCACGGCGGCGGTCACGATCCATTCAGGAAAACAGTGATGTCAGGATACGGATCCGAGAGGGACGGCGGTTACAACGAGCTCAGCAAGGCATACAAGAAGAACCCGTCCATCGAACTCTATGTAAAGCTGCGTCGTGCCCACCCTGACGCTGAAATTGAAGTCAGCGTCATTGGCGGTATGGAGCAGCTCTTCTTCATGGAGGCCGAGCTCAAGAGGTTCGGATTCGATCCTCTTCTAGTCGCCTCGGTCATGGATGCTGACCCAGACGCTATCTCCGAGCTGTCGCTTCAGCTCATGGAAGGGATGATCAAGGCTAGGCATCTTTCGAAGGGCGGAAAGACTCATCTTTCGCGACGAGGTCTGGCGATTCCGGACAAGCTCACAAATTGGCTTATCGCCCTTATGCTCGACGGGCTTAGCTGGAATGATGACCTTCACATACCGCGGGACCTGATTGTTCTCATTCGCGAGAGATTGGGCGGCTCTAAACCCGAATATGAACAAGCATCCCACGCACACGAGATGCGTTGGGCGGCAATCATAATTGGCGGCCAGCTGCAAGCGCGGGGCATTAAGCCCAGCTTCAGGATGCTGGCCAAAGCCCTCAAGGTTGCTCCAAGCACCGTCAAGCGTTGGTTCCCGAAGGGTGATTTCAATACTGAAGTTGAGCGTACTGCTGGGTGGTTTGACGAAAACGGTCAGCCCAAATCGATCGAACAAATGGGTGGGCGACCGTTGCGCAAGAAATAAGCTGCGCAACGCCCGGCGGTTAATTCAGACCTGCGGTGCCGACGAATTCGGCTGTTCGCAGGGTTAGTTGGTGAGCGCGGCATTAGCCACTCTCCACCCACGTCATCCCCACGTTCTGCCCACCATGTGAGGCAGCGTCACGGGCAACCTGCGGACATCACGAACGATGACCGAGGTCTTGTCCGATGCAATCTCCGATTTCTCGCGCCGATCTGCAGACCCTATTGCATGAGGCCGATGCTGCTGCCCGCCGATTGATTCGCAAGCTGCGCCTTTCCAAGGACGATCTCGCCGATGTCCGCCAGGAGCTGCTGGTCGACGTGATCGCCCGGCTGCCGGCCTTCGATCCCAAGCGCGGTTCCCTCGGCGCATTCGCTGGCATCGTCATGGCGAACCGGGCCGCTCGCGTCGCCCACAAAGTGAAGCGAGAGCGCCGGCTCTATGGTGCGGTGCCGACCTCGCTGGACGAGACGTTGCCGGACAGTGACGGCGCCACCCGGGGCGACCTCTTCTCCGAAGGAGAGGGCCTGTCGGCCTATTTCGGCCAGCCCGTCGACGCGTTCGCCGAGGTCGAACGCCGGCTCGATGTCGAGCGTGGCCTTGGCACCCTCGATCCGGATGACGCCCGGCTATCCGCGGCACTTTCGCAATCGAACATCGATGAACTTGTGGACCGCGGTCATGCAGCGCGGAGCAGCCTCTACCGCCGCGTGAAGAACATCCGGCTCGCGCTGCTCGCTGCCGGCCTGAAGGCCGCGTGAGACGGTTCGGTCGATCCGCGAGTAGGAGCCCACCATGATCAGCACCGTCACCAAGCTTCCGAACGCTCGCCGGCGGATCGACGAAACCGATCTGTGCGGCTGGATCGGCCAAGCCGCGCCCGGCGAGGCGCTGGAGTACTACCGCGGCTTCCTCGCCCTGGACACGTTTTCGCAGGCACAGCGCCTGACCGAGCGCGAGCGCGCCGAACTCGTGCGTGTGGCGCGCCGCGCCTGGTGGGCGAGCGAGCAGAAGCTGATCCATCTCGTTCAGCGTCGCCACGGTGCGGACGACTACAGCTATCTCGCAATCGCGCGCTCGACGCCGAAGCAGGCCTCGGCGTCGCTGTCGTCGCTGCTCTTGGCGGAGGTCGCGTGATGGGCCGCAACCAAGCCAAGCCGAAATTTCACCTCAGCACCAACGAAGAGGTCTCCCGATGACCACCTCAATTGCAGTGACCGCGCTGCGCAAGCGCCATATCTGGCTCGAAGCGCTGCCCGACACCGTTTCCATTCCGGTGCTCGAAGCGCAGCAGCGGCCAGCCGCCGACAAGCCGATCGAGGACGCCACGCTCGACGACATCGCGTTCGCGATGCTCGGGATGGAGGCGGAATTCAACGCCGTCGGCGACCGGCTGCATGCGCTGCGCAAGCTCTACAACCTCGCCCGCCAAGCCGGCGCGCTCGGTTCCGACCGCGCGGTCGATGCGATCTCCGAGGGAGGTCGCTGATGGCGCTGCGCATCATCACCGCCGATCAGCGGCTCGCCGAGGCGCATGCGAAGACCACGATGGCGATCTTCGGGCCCTCGGGTGTCGGCAAGACCTCGCTGCTCAAGACCCTGCCGCCGGCGGAGACGCTCTGCATCGATCTTGAGGCCGGCATGAAATCGGTCCAGGACTGGCCGGGCGACAGCATCCCGGTGCGTAGCTTCGGTGACGCGCTCGACGTCGGCTGCCTGGTCGGTGGCGTCAATCCGGCGGCCGACGAGAAGACCTTCTTCTGCGAGAGCCACTACCGGCACCTCGTCGACGCATATCCCGACCTCGTCCGCATGATCGCCGGCAAGCGCATCATCTTCGTCGACTCGATCACCGACCTGACGCGGCTCGCCATGGTGTGGGCGAAGACGCGGCCGGAGGCGCAGTCGGAACGGACCGGCAAGCCCGACACCCGCGGCGCCTACGGCCTCCTCGCACGCGAAACCATCGGGCTTCTGAAGCACCTGCAGCACGCGCCCGGCCGCACCGTCATCTTCGTCGGCATCCTGGAGCGCATCACCGACGAGTTCAACCGCATCACCTGGCAGCCGCAAATGGAAGGCGGCAAGGCCGCCCGCGAGCTTCCCGGCATCGTCGACCAGGTGATCTCCATGAGCCGGTTCACGGCGGACGGCGACGCTTGGCGCCACGAGCCCGATCGCGGCGAGGTGCGCCGCTTCGTCTGCCAGGCCGCCAACCCGTTCGGCCTGCCGGGCAAGGATCGTTCCGGCCGTCTCGACCTCACCGAGCCGCCCGACCTGAGCGCGCTCATTCGCAAGATCAACCAGCCCAGCAAAGGATGACCACCATGTTCGACATGAACGACGCCGAGCCGCAGAAGACCGGCGAACTCATTCCCGACGGCACCTTCGCCAAGGTCACGATGAGTATCCGTCCAGGCGGGATCGATGGCCAGAGCGAGATCGATCAGGCGCTGCTCAAGGCGCCGAAGGACCCGTCGAGCGACGTGCGTATGCTCGACTGCGAATTCACCGTGGCGGAGGGACCGCACGCCAAGCGCAAGTTCTGGCAGATGTTCACCGTGCAAGGCGGCAAGGTCGACGAGAACGGCGTCTCGATCGCCTGGAAAATCTCCAAGAGCACCTTCCGCGCCATGATCGACAGTGCGCTCGGCCTCGACCCGCAGGACATGAGCGAGGCGGCCAAGCAGAAGCGCATCCTGCGCGGTCTTGCCGACCTCAACGGCATCACCTTCGTCGCCAAGATCAAGGTCGAGGCGAGCGAGGACGCCCGCTACAGCGATCAGAACCGTCTCGACCGCGTGGTGCTGCCGAACGAGAAGGAATGGAAGCTCGTCATGGACGGCAAGGACGTGCCGGCGAGCCCGAGCCGTTCGCGCGGCGCCGGCACCAAGGCCTCGGCCGCGCAGCCCGCCTGGACGCAAGGCGCAGCCCAGGGTGGCCAGCCCCCTGCTGCGCAGCGGTCGCCGCAGGCGCCCAGCGCGCCCGCCTGGTCGCAATCGTCAGCCGGCGCGCCGGCGGCAAAGCAGCCGGGTCCGGCATGGCTCAACGGCTGAACCATGACGGACGACGAATGGCAGGCGCACGTCGCGCATGAAGCGGCCAAGGCGATCGGCGAATGGCTCGAACGAAGAGGACGGCTGCATCAGCCAATCCGCTCTTTGACCATGCCCGAGCTCGAAGCCATGGCGCAGAGCGCCATCAGCCACTTCATCGTGCTGGCGTCACAGCGGATCGCGGAGGCACCAGACGAGCCCGAGTCGCAGAAGCTCTCGACGCTGCTCATGGGCTGAGAGCCTGCGCGCTCTGCAGTCGAGAGGCGCGCGGGTTCTACTACACGCACCAACTTCGCCCCGACCGATATCCGACCTTCGCGTTCTGCTCGCTGCGCTGCCTCAACGCCGGCGCCGCAATTGCCAAGAGGAACCACGGCATGATCGACAAGACCGAGCTGGAAACGCAGGCGATCAAGGCGGCACGGCGCAATCTTGCGGAGGTGCTGACCGAGCTCGGATTGATGGCGCCGTTCCATGACCGATCGGCCGACGAGATCGATCGCATCATCGAGGCATGTGTTGACGGCTTCCAAGCGGCGATGCGCCGCGAAACGCTCAACGACGACATTCCATTTTGAGGCCCATCATGGACGTCGTCGACCTCAACCACGGCTCCGGTTTTGTATACGGCATTGGCGCGCGCGAAATGTCCGTTGCGCAGCGCGTCAACACGCTGATCGATGCCGCTCTATTGACAGCGCGGCGCGAGCAACTCGAGCGGGATTACCTCGGGGCCTCGCGCCTGGGCGAGCCTTGCTGCCGCCGGCTCGCCTACGAAGTCACCCACACGCCGTCGGATGACGGTCAGGACCTCGACGGCGCCATGCTGCGGGTGTTCGAAGCCGGACATCGGTTCGAGGCGTTGTCGATCGAATGGCTGCGCGCTGCGGGCTTCGATCTACGGACGCAGCGGCGCGACGGCAGCCAGTTCGGATTTGCGGCGGCCGGCGGGCGGCTGCGTGGCCATATCGACGGCGTGATCGTTGCTGGCCCCAATGTCGGCGTGCCCTGGCCGGCGCTGTGGGAACACAAGGCCCTCAACACCAAGTCCTGGAACGACATCGTCAAGCGCGGCCTGCGCGCCGCAAAGCCGCTCTACTTCGCGCAGGTCCAGATCTACATGGCCTACATGGAGATCGGCGCCACGCTGTTCAGCGCGCTGAACAAGGACAGCCAGGCGCTCCACCACGAGGTGATCGCCTTCGAGCCCGCTGAAGCGCAGGCGCTCTCCGACAAGGCCGTCGACATCCTGCGCGCGGTCGAAACCGGCGAACTGCCGCCCCGCATCGCTGCGGCCTCGGACTATTACCTCTGCCGCTTCTGTCCCTATGCGCGGCGTTGCTGGGAGGAGTGAGCCATGACCTTCTCGCCATCGCCGCTCCAGGCCAAAGCCATCCAGGCCATCAAGGACTGGTTCACGAACCGCACCGCTGCGCAGCAGGTGTTCCGGGTGTTCGGCTATGCCGGCACCGGCAAGACCACCATCACCCGGCATGCCATCGCCGAGCTTGGTCTCGACACCGGCGCGAGCGACGGCGTGCTCTACGCGGCCTTCACCGGCAAGGCGGCGCTGGTGATGACCCGCAAGGGCACGCCGGCCTCGACCATCCACTCCCTGATCTACCGCGTCTCCGAGGCAACGCCCGCCGAGATCGAGAAGGTCAAGGAGGAGATCGCCGATCTCAAGGCGAAGATCGCGTCAATGAATGCCGCTGAGCGCCTGTTCGCGGAGTCGCAGCTTCGCTCGCTCGAACTGCGGCTGTCCGATATCCACAAGCCGCGCTTTGTTTTGAATGAGCAATCCATGTTGCGCGAAGCCAAGCTGCTCGTGCTCGACGAGGTGTCGATGGTGGGCGACGACATGGCGCGCGATCTCCTTGCCTTCGGCAGGCCGATCCTGGTGCTGGGCGATCCCGGTCAGCTGCCGCCGGTCAGGGGCGAAGGCGCCTTCACGCAATGTCAACCCGACGTGATGCTGATTGAGATTCACCGCCAGGCCGGCGAGAGCGCCATCATCCGTCTCGCCACGCTGGCGCGCGAAAGCAAATCCATCCCCTACGGCGAGCACGACGAGTTCGTCTGGAAGATGCGCCGGCTTGATGTGGCGCCTGAGCAGATGCTGCGCGGCGGCCAGGTGATCTGCGGCCGCAACGCCACGCGCCTGCAGCTCAACCTCGCCATGAAGCGGGCGTCCGGCTTCGATGGCGTCTATCCGATCGGCCGAGGCGAGAAGATCATCTGCCTCAAGAACCGCAACGATCTCGGGCTCGTGAACGGCATGTTCCTCGACCTGACCGAGGTCAAGGACGAGGACGACATCTCGTTCACTGCCGTCGTCACCACCGAGGACGGGCAGAAGGTTGGCGGCACGAACGGCGCGCGCGAACGCTTCCGTATCTATAAGGGCTACTTCGACGACCACGTAACGCCCGATCCGGAGCGCGAACGCCGCGACCACTGGAAGAAAAAGACCATCATCGAGGCGGTCTGGGGCTGGGCCATCACCTGCCACAAGGCGCAGGGCTCGCAGTGGGAGAACATCATCGTCTACGACGACGGCCTTGGCCGCACCGCCGAGGATCGCGCCCGCTGGCTCTACACCGCCATCACCCGCGCCGAGCGCGGCCTCGTGCTGCTCGATTGAGGCGCCGATGCTCGACCTCAACGAAGTAGAACCTGCGCGACCAGCCGAGCGGTTTGATCTCGATGAAATCGTCGCGCGGCTGCGTGCGACCGCCGAGCATTGGGTGCCGCGACATTTCCCGAACGGCCGGCGGGTAGGCGATGAATGGCGGCTGGCCAACATCCGGGGCGATGCGCCGCGCAAGAACGGCTCCTGCGTGATTGCGCTCACCGGCGAGCACGCCGGCGACTGGATCGATTTCGACGGCGGCCAGGGCGGCGGCCCCATCAACACGCTCGAACACGCGATACATCGGAGCGGGCGTGAGCTGATCAGTTATGCGGCCGAGCTGACCAGGACCGGCCCGCAGCCGAAGCGGGGCGCCACCAGGCCCTCGTCCAAGCAGGCCGACCAGGCCCGCGAGATCGACCATATCCTCTCCAAGGCCGTGCCGCTCGCAGGCACGTTGGGCAAACGCTATCTCGCGTCGCGCGGGCTGACGATTCCGGATTGTGCGGACCTTCTGTTCCACCCGGACCTAACACACTGGGAGAGCCGGCGCGGCTTCCCCGGGCTCGTCGCGGTGGTGCGGGACGGCAGCGGCAATCGGATCGCGCTCCACCGCACCTATCTCGCCGACGATGGCGCCGCCAAAGCGCCGGTCGATAACCCGCGCAAAATGCTGGCCTCGATCGCCGGCGGCGCCGTGCGCCTTGCCAATCTCACCGACGATCATGTCGTCGGACTCGCCGAAGGCATCGAGACCGCGCTCTCGGTGATGGCAGCGTGTGCGCGCCTGCCGGTCTGGGCCACGCTGTCGACGTCCAACCTGGAACAGGTCGTTTTGCCCGCGGAAGTGAGGAAGGTCGTGCTTCTGACCGACCACGACCCCTCCAACGCCGGCGCGCGCGCTGCCGCCGCCGCCGCCGCCCGACTGCACGCCGAGGGTCGGCGCGTCTTCATCGCCATGCCGCCCAAGGAGGGCGACGACTTCAACGACCTGTTGATGCGCGAAGGCATTGATGCGGTGCGCCGAGTCGTTGAGTCAGCGGTCGAGTGGAACGGCCAGGGCACCACAGAAAGCATGGCTCTGGTCGTTGACGGCGGCACCCACAGGCCGATCGGCCTGGCCTTGCCCGACCATGCACGACCCCAACTGCGCGCCGACAACGGCGATCTCGCCGGTGCGGTCTCGCAGGCCTGGCAAATCCTCCTCACCGCCAACAATCCGCCCTGGCTGTTCCGTGCCGCCGGATGTCCGACCTGGGTGGTGCGCGACGATGACGGTTTGCCCATGGCGAGGCCGCTCACCGAGGATCGCTTGCGCCCGGTGCTCGCCCAGCTCGTCGACTGGCGAAAGATCAATCGCAACGGCGAACTTATTCCCGCCCATCCACCCATGGCGGTGATCAAATCAATCCTCGCCACGCCCGATCCGGCGCTGCCAGTGCTGTCCGGCATCGTCACGACGCCGGTGTTCGGCCGCGACGGCGAGCTCATCACCGAACCCGGCTACCATGCGCCCGCGCGCCTGCTCTACGACCCGCCCAAGGACTTTGTCCTGCCGCCTATAGCCGCCCGACCGACGCCGGCGAACATCACCGCCGCGCGATCATTATTGCTCGACGATCTCCTGGGGGAGTTTCCGTTCACCGGCGAAGCCGAACGTGCGCATGCGCTCGCGCTGCTGCTTGTTGGCTTCGTGCGCGCCATGATCGACGGGCCGACGCCGTTGCACCTGGTCGAGAAGCCGACCCAAGGCACCGGCGCAACCCTGATGGTGGATGTGATATCGCTGATCGCGACCGGCTGCCGCGCGAGCGTCATGGTCGAGGGCAGCGACGATGAGGAATGGCGCAAGCGCCTGACCGCCAAGCTGCGCCAGATCCCCTCCGTCGTGCTGATCGACAATCTGCGACGGCCGCTCGACTCCTCGGCGCTCGCGGCCGCGCTCACCGCGCCGTTCTGGGAAGATCGCGTCCTCGGCGTCTCGGAAACCACGCGGCTGCCGATCCGCTGCATCTGGATTGCCACCGGCAACAATGCCGAGTTCTCGGGTGAGATGGCGCGCCGTCTTGTGCGCATCCGTCTCGACGCCCGCGTCGACCAGCCCTGGCGCCGCAATGGCTTCCGCCATCCCGATCTCATTGGCTGGGTTCATGCCAACCGGGCGGATCTTGTGGCCGCCTGTCTATCGCTCTGCCGCGGCTGGATCGCGGCCGGAATGCCACGCGGGAGCAAACACATCGGCAGCTTCGAAGCCTGGTCCGCCCTCATGGGCGGCCTGCTCGAGGCGATCGGAGTGCGAGGCTTCCTCGGCAACATCGACGAGATGCTCGAAGCCTCCGACGGCGAGGGCGCGGTCTGGCGCGTGTTCGTCGGTCAATGGTGGGATCGCTTCGGCACGGCAGAGGTTGGCACCAGCGGACTCTATGAGCTCGCCGTCAATTGCGAGCCTCCGCTGCCGCTCGGCACCGGCGGCGACCGATCCCAGCGCACCCGGCTCGGCAAAGCGCTCGTGCGCATGCGCGACCGGGTCTTCGACATCGCCGGACTGAAAGCGCGCATCCGGGCGATCGGGGTTTCCCATCAGGCGCGCCGCTGGCAGCTCACGCTCGAAGGGGAACATGGGGAACGTGGGGAACGTTTTTCGGAGTCGTCCGATTTCGGGAAAGGGGAACGTCAGGCTGCTTTAGAGCAACGTTCCCCTCAACATTCCCCGGCCTATCCCATTGATGGACAAGGCGTCGGGGAACGTGGGGAACCTGGGGAACGTTTTTCCGACCTACGCGCACGCGCGCGCGTACACAATAATAAAGAAGAGCAAACACGTTCCCCACGTTCGTCACGTTCCCAAAACGGTGTTGGTTCAGACGCTTACGACGGGGAACATGGCGGGGAACGTCATAACGCACGTTCCCCACGTTCCCCGCTGAATGAATCGCCCGATTGGCTGAAGGGGGTGCCGTGATGCCGCGCGCCCTTGATGCCAATTTGCTCCGCGGAGGCGCGCCATGAGCCGGCAGCGCCTTCCCGAACGCAGGCCAAGCGTCACGACCACGTTCGTGCACGACTGCCGGTCCTATGCGGTGACGTTCGGCTTCGACCCGAGCACCGGCCGCATCGGCGAAGTGTTCACGCACGGCGCCAAGGTA